GCTGAAGAACCTTGGAATGTAATGTTTTTGAATACGATTGAGCCTGTTGAACCATCAGCAAAACTCATATCACCGCTAACGATGATTTCATCTCTGTCTCCCATGCCAACATAAGCATAGTCTGAAGCAACTACACCAGTAGGTGCAGTATATGTACCTGGGTACATATGTACTTCATTTCCGCCTTGTGTCAAAGCGGAAGAAGGGATATCTGTGATTGATGCTGGGTAGCTATCAGTGCCCCGTTTATCTACAGTAGCCATATTATTTTCTCCTTGAAGGGTTTTATTTATGATTTATTATCACAAACAAACATTCGAATGTCAATTTTTATTTCTTACGTTTTGGAAGAGGTTTTCCAGCCGCACGGAGAGCAATTGCTACCGCTTGACGACGTTGTGCCTCTTCACTACTTATACCCATACGTTTGGCTAAAGTCCGGACGCCTTTAGCACGAGCTTTTGAAGGTTTTTTCATTAGCTCCTTTATATTCTTTGAAATAGTTTTTTGTGATTTACCGCGTTTAAGAGGCATGCATCACCATCTTAGCTGATGGAGGAAGCATATCATCTTCATCATCCATCGCGAGTTCTTTAATTTTAGCCATATGAACATCCTCAACATAAGCATGTTCTTCTTCAAGACCCATCTCACGGGCAAGACTCATAATCATATCAGCATAATGTTGAGCTTTTTCAACCATGTCTTCGTCTGCATTGTCCATTGCAATTGCTTGTTTTTCGAGTTTGAATAGCATATCTTGAAGCATCATAGACTCTACTACTAAATGAACCATATCAGTTTTTGAAGAAATGTCTGAATATAACTCTTGAGCTGAAGGACAAATGTCAAAATGACGAGTGGTATAATCACCTACAGTAATTTGATCTTCGTTTTCTGTTTCGTCCATTTCGTTCTCATCATCGTCGTTTTCTTCCATCTCTTTACGAGGCTCTTCCATTGGAGAATCTGAATAAACCAAATAATCCCGTGCACCATTTATATACGCTGATACTTTAGCAAGTTTGTTAGTCCACCAGGTTGGTAAAGCTGTCTCAGAATCACGAGGTAAAGCATCTAAAATATCATTTGCATCTTCTATAATCATTTTGCACATTCTGCGTGAAGAAGCTACATCTGTATGTCCATCTTTTTTCATTTGCGTTTCCTTTTAAATCCAATTGGTTTAGAATATTTAATTGGATACCCTAAACTACGTTCTTGTTCAATAAATTTTTCAAGTGTAGGATAACTTAATTTTCCGCGAGTGGCAAGTTTTCTAATCTTCTCATTCTTACGAATGCCCTGATTAGGAAATCTTAAAAATTTAAATTTTCCAACTTTGTGTAAAACTTCAGGTTTTTTCATTAATTTCCCCACTGATTTTTAGCGTCTACTTCAGCCTTTTCACCAGTTTTTAGATTTTCTTCTGTTTTTTCTATAGATGATACAATTTTTCCACACTGTGATTTACATAGTTTAAAAGAACGATCATATCCTTGTAGAAATTGTTGTAACTTTGTCCAATAATTGTACGATATTATTTTTTGAATGGGAACTTCAAATCCATTAAACATTCGTTCAAACTGAGGAGGATAGTAGAATTTATCATTCTGCTGATCATAGTAGTGACCACCTGTCCAGCAACACCTAAATACTAATCCTTCAGGAGAGATGTACCATTTGCCCCAATCATCCCACACACAATGAATCTTCTTTTCTGCTTGTTGGTACTCTTGCGTCTTTTTAGAGTGAACAAAAGACCCTGTTTTAGGAGCAAATACTTCACGAGATGTTTTTACTGTTGAAAAAGTGGTAAAACCTGAAGTTTTAGCAAGGTTTCTTGCTTCATCTACTTGATGCTTGTTATGTTCAAATACAATATATTTCCAATGAACTTGTGCCCTATTTGTTGCAATTACTGATTGAGCATTTTCAAGAACCTTATCAAACTCAGTATTGATGCGATAAATATGATGAGTATTTGCTAACCCATCAAGATCAAAGTTAATTATGTCTCGATCAGTTAAAATATTACCTACATCAGTCCAGTAAGACTTATCATGAATTCCGCCATTAGTGTGAATTAACAATCGAGTGCCTTGCGATTTTACATATGAAATGATTTCACGAAATTGCTTATTCATTATAGAATCGCCAAAGTTCCCGTTTAAAACTAACCACTCAAGATTTTGTAAAAGCTCTGGATTAAATAGTTGTTGGAAGCGTTCAAGCGAGATTGTATACTTTGCTTCGTTTAGATTTATGCGAAGAGGTTTCCAACGATGACACGCAGGGCATTTAGCATTACATCTAAATGTTAACTCTGTTGTAAGTTGTCTGATTTTTTCCATTAACTCATTGAGAAGATTTGAACGATTGTACCAGAGGGAATTGTAGCATCTGTGAATTGAACTGTATCATTTGAAGCGTTTACTTCATATTCGGTATTAGGTTGAGACACACCATCTAATGTTACAATGAGTACGTTAGCTTCAGCTCCAATATCACGACCTACAAAGAACACATTTGAAGTGCCAGTAGCAGTATTTACATTCATAAATGGTGAGAGGAATGTACCACCGCCTGTAATAGCAGTTACGTTAGCTTGAACTGAATTAATATTAGAAGAAAGATCTGTATGCGCAGTACTTAAATTAGATTGAACTGCGTTAACGTTTGCGTTAAGACGAGTATAGGTTACGTAATCATTTGATGCTGCTACTGCAACGTTAGTTGTGATGCGCGATTGTAAACCAACATCTTCAAGTGCTAAAGCTGTTGCATTAGCATTAGATGAAGTACCAAAGTTATCTACTGTTGTTGTAAGTGTATCAACGTTATCTTGGATAACATTAAGATTAGCATTAAGTAGAGTGTAAGTCGCATAGTCGTTTGCTCTTAGTTCTACTGTGCCAGAAGTGACAGAATCAGCGATAATACCAGTAGAAACTATGTTAGCTACTTTAACGCCTCCGGATGAGAACTCAATAGAGTTTTCACCAGCAGGCATATAGATACCTGTTGTTGGATGATCTGCATGGTGAAATGCTGTAAAGGTTGCATCGTGAACACCTTCTGCACCTAAAGAGTTAGCATGAACGTCAATATAGGCTGTAGGATAGTGTTGAGCGTTAGAAGCTGGTGCTTCAGTAAAGATAAAGTCAATATGATCGCCATAGGTAGCAAACCCAAAAAACACGTTATCGTTTGCACCACGATTAATTAGAATACCAGCATCTGTAGCTAAACCCTCATCTGCTGGAGTATTAGCTGCTAACAAAATAGTTGCGTCATCGATACGTGCAGAACCAATCCCAAGATCAACTTGAGAACCCACAATAATTAAATTGCCTTGAACTGTAAGAGTGTCTTGCATGGTAACAGGACCAGTAAACTGGGTAGTACCATCTATAATTGAAGCAACATTGTCTTGTACTATATCTAAATTAGCATTAAGACGCGTGTAAGAAGCATAATCATTAGCGAGAGCTAAAAAGTAAGTAGCGGATACGTTTGCTTTTGTATCTAAGTTGGTATTAGCATACGATGCAAAATCAGTTAAATTAGCAGTAACATTCTGTTGAACTTGTACTATATTAGCTTCTGCAATTACAACATTTGTTTGAACTGTATTAATATTAGCGGTTAAATTTTGTTGAACTTGAACTACATTTGCTTCAGCCAAAACAAGGTTTGATTGAACAATATTAATCGAATCTCTATTTGAAGTAACATTATCTTGTACTATATCAAGATTAGCATTAACACGAATTTCTGCAGCAGCTGAGTTAGCATTTGCCTCAATTAAGTCAAGAGTAATTGTACCAGTCTGGAAATGACGAGCTTGAATAGACGCATTTTGCATCTTTTCAGCTGTAATTGTATTAGAGCTAATTGATCCAGTGGTAATACGAGTTAGTGCCATTTACATTTCCTCAATCTTAGTCTCATATTTTGTTTTAAAATACTCGTGAGTTGTATATGCCGCAGTAATGTAACCAGCTGCAAAGATAAGCAAATAAATTACAGTTGTTTTTAGATTTGTTTTCCAACCACCTTTGCCATTGTTCTTTTTGTATGCTTTATACATCCACCAGAACCCTGCAATAGTTAGTACAACACTTAATGCAATAACCCAAGGTTCGTTTGCTAATGCGGCACCAGAAGCACCGAATATTAAAAATAGTAATCCGTTTATATAACAAGCTGGGCACATATTAGTATTCTCCTACATTTCCTTATTCAGAGTCTTCTTCAAGCTCTGCGAAAAATTCTGCTAAAAAGTCTTTTTGATCAAGAGGCTTTTCATTGTCTAAATTTTCTAAATCATCATCTTCAAAGAACTCTTTAATAAAGTCTTCAACCTGTTGATCTACTGATGGAGGAGCAATCAAGTCGTCATAGGATTCTTCTACACAAGCACAAGTAACAAAAGTTTTAATCCAATCAATATTTTCATCAGAAATAGAATCGACTTCACCTAAAAACCATTTTACTTCAGAGGCTCTAACTTCTCCATTAAATTCTTCATAATACACATCAGTAATATCACCTTTAACCATTTCAACGATTTTAGTCTCACGTTCTCCAATTAAATCAATTGGAAAAGAGCGAACTAACAGAGGAGAAGATTTACCTTTAGATAAATCACGATACGCGCAATAAACTGTTTTTGCATCGTCTTCGTCGATGTGAAATTTAAAATATTTCATTTTATATCCTTTACGTTTTAATTATATAGTTTACCACAGAGGTTGGAACTGTAAGTGTATGTGTATGAGCAGCTTGAGTAACATTAGTCAAAAATGTAAGTTGAGCTACATCTTTAGTTCCACTACCAAGAGTATCATCTCTTGTTGCTTGAGTTAAGGTTAAACCTCCTGATCCTCCAGAATCAGTTGTTGTAGAAGAAGAGCTACTCATAGATCCTGTTTGAGTTCCAAGAGTTCCATTATTAGTCCCTTTACCTAAAGGCAGTCTATCCTGTAGATCAGGTACGTTAAAAGTAGTTGATCCATCACCTATACCATAAGCAGTACCTGCAATAGCAAATAAAGCTGCATAAGTAGTTCTTGATATAGCAGTGCCGTCACACAGCACCCACCCTGAAGGAGCTGACGACCCACTCCAAGCTATAATAGATCCAGCAGGAACAATGGGAACAGGCTGAGTTTGCCCACCTTGAATAGCAGATTGGAGTGCTAAATTAGAGGTAACAGGAACATAATTAGATGATTGATTAATTACTTTAAGACCTGATAAAACTCCTGTGCCTCCGTCAACGTGTACGATTGCTACGTTTGCTGAAGTATTACGAGTACTTAACCCAATCGAAGTATCAGCACCAGAAGTTGAAGATATTTTTAGAGTTGCAGTAGATCCTACACCACCATCTCCTGTACCTGTTGTAAAGTCTGTTTTTACTAAAGTTACGTTACCGTCTTTAATTCTATCAGCTGTTATAGAATTAGTTGCCAACATAGTATTGGTAACAGAACCATTAGTTGGAGGAATACCGACATCTTTAACACTAGCCATAGTAGCAGAGTTACTGGTTATCATATAAAGTCTTGCGTTAGATGATAATGCACCTGCAGCTGATGGAGTTGCTACTAACTCCCCAATTTCATAGTGTGTGATATTAGCAGCTAAAGATACAATACCTTCTTCAACTCTGTGCCCAATGCCTACTCTAGTAAAATTACCACCAACGGGAGATGTCTTTTTATGTACAGAGTCAGAAATATATAGAGCGGATACGTTATTATTGGCCATTCTAAATAACATACCATCTTGCTCATCTATATTTGCTCCACTTGCTGTTATGTTTGTGAGTGCAGGAGCTGAAGATGATCTGAAGTTTGTTAACAGTGAGCGTAACGAGTTATTTTGCTGAATTCTACCTGTGTTGATAGAGGTTCCTGCCGTTGGTTCGATGTATGTATTTGAATTGGTTAAAGACACTTTTATACCCCTGTAGCTGTTACTTGAACTTGTATGCTTTGATCTGTTGGAGCATTAGTTCCAGCCTCTAAATCATATAATCTGAAAGATACGCTTGTGTTTGATCCTGTAGTTACCACAGCAGTTTGAGCTGTTGCGGTGTCGATAGGTTGTAAGTTGATTACAGGTCTATTTCTAAAGTTTATACTTGAATAGTCAACTGTAGTCGGATTAGCATTATAAGTAACCGTATCTTCAAAAATGGTTTGCTCTTTTTCTATAGTATATCTAAACTTATCTATTGTAAAGTCTAATTCATCTGGTTTTGAGTTGTTTACGATAAATTTTATTTGGAACCATCTAAATGTACGACTACCAGCTTCGTAAGGAACAAAACCATCATTTACTTCACCACCAATAAATGCTGACACATTTACGTTACCATTTGCATAAAACACATCATCTTCTACAGATGTTCTGATGAGTGTTTGTGATTGCAAACCCCCAAAAGATCCGACATAAGTTTCTGTGGCACCACCATCATCATATTGATTAAAGTCAACTAATAAGTATGTAGTACCTGCTACAGCAATATTAGCATAAGTATTACCTCCAGTTGGTTCTCCATTAGCAAAAAAAGTATTCCCAAGAGCAATAGCATTTGCGTTGATAGATCCCGCAATTAATGCAAATACATTTGCATTAGACTCATCACCATCAAAATTACCATGTAGGTGAATACCATAAACTTTACTTGTGGGGCCTGATACACTACCGCTAATTAGAGATTTATTGTTTGAATCATATCTGGGATTAATCACAGCTGTATTAGAAAATCCAACTAAGTGACCAATTCCACCAAATGATGAATCGTGTAGAATATCATCTTGATCAGCCTCTTCTGTTACGCTTTCAATTATGTGTTCATGTTGATCAAAATAAGTTGATTGAATAACTTGAGTACCTTCAATATCAATATTAATAGTACCTGTTACCGCAACACCGAAGTCTCTAATTTGGGTGATATAAGTAGCCGTTTCATCAGCTAATAAGTCAGTTGCTTCCCCAGCAACAGCAGAAAAACCTTCTGATGTTCCATTAGCATTGTCAACTAATGAAGAATCAAAAGGAGAATCAGTGGAGGAAAACGAAAGACCTCCTGTGTTTGAGTTAGCAAAAGAAGGAAAGTTAAACTCAGTGGAATTAGTGTTTGTAATATCAGTAAAATCTTCAGAAGGATTATCTTCGTTATAAGCATCTACAACTGTTGTTCTTTTTGGACGAGAAGTTGTAAGAGTGACTTTTACAACAGACTCACTAAAGTTACCGCTTGTATCTCTAGTTTTACCTAAATAAGTAAAAGTTCCATATATATCAATAGGAATTGATTTTCTGTTTACACCTGCAGCAACTGTAACAAAAGGAGTTCCAGATAAAAAGTTACCTTCACTTGCTTCTTGCTCGCCAGGTAATCGAGTTATAATCACTTCTTTTAAGTCAAGATCAAGTAGTTCACCAGTTTCTCCATTACGAACATATTCCCAGAACAGCGTGATCTGATCAGATTGTTGACCCCCTGTTAAGTTAAATATATTAGCAGGCTTGGAAGTTTTACCGATAATTGTTTTTGTGATAGTTTTTGTAACTCCTCTAATGCTTTTGTTTAGGGGAGTCACTCTAAACGTGATTGAATTAGATTCACTAGTTATACCTCTGTTAATACCTGTAACTGTAAATCTAATCTTTCCATCTGAATCTACACCTACAGAAGGAACTTTTACAGTATTAAAACTGGTAAGATCTGTACCACCATCATCAGTACCTACATTATCAACGTTATCTAACTTATATGATATTTCATAGTCAGTTACTTCTTGATCTGTAATATGATCAAATTCCAAAGTAACTCTAACAGCTACCCCTGAACTTTGTTCTCTATATAAAGACTCGACTATTGATTCGTTTGTAATTTTTTGAATAGGCAGAGCTTCAACTACAACGCTTTTTTCTGAAAATCTTGAAAACCTACCTAATGGATTTCTATTTCTGGCTCTTAAAGAAGTAAGTCCAATAGGTAAATCTTTAATTATTCTATCTTGAGGAAGTGATACTTTTTCAAACTCATTGTTTACAGTTATAGTATAAAGTTTATTGTTAGTTAGATTAAATGACCCTGGATATCTTGTCGAATCATAATCAAAAGTAAATGAAGACCCTGATACGTTATTGATCGTTCCTATAGGATTTTCTGATATATTTGTAAAAACTTTACTGGCGAGATTTGTTTTAGGCTCAGTTGCTAAATATATTCTATAAATAGAGTTTGAAGTAGCTGCCACATTATATTTTTCTGAACTTGTATCATATGATGTATTAATGACACTGAACGTATTATTAAAACTAACTTGTACATTATCTCCAACTTCAATAGTTGGAACAGTGTAGTGATCTATTTCATACCTATAAAAAGTTTCATTGTGTGCTGTGTATTGAATATTAGCAACCTCAAGAGACTCATTCTTATTATATGTATATTGACCAAAAGATTTCTCAATTCCGTCTACAAAAAATCTTATAAAATTTGTGCTATCAGATTTTACTGGTAAATCAATAGTGTTCGGTCCTTCACTTAAACTACCTGAATCAATATATGTTTTTTCTGTTCCTGAGACATAAAAACTTAAATTCGCATAAAATCTGGCATCTAATAGCTGATCTAGTTTTACAAAAAATGGAGCAGAAGGGATCCTATCTGATATAGTTTGTGATCCTGTAGTAAAGTTTTGTATTTTAAGAGTGTTAGTGTCAGTATCAAAAGAAATAGCATTAGCACTGATTTCTGTTTCTATCCCACCAAAAGCAACAAAATTTCGTTTACTATTCTGAGAAGACTTTTGATTTACTGGAAATCTTATCCCATCAAAACCTTTTAATCCAGCAAAACTTTCATCATTTACTGATAGGACATGCTTATTAAAGTTCTCGTCAATAGCATCATTTAAGCCTCTAATAGTAAACTGAACATTACCTGAAGATCCATCGTCGGTATCTACCACTGCGACATCAGTACACAACATTCTAAGTTCACCCGCAAACCCAGAAAAACCATTTTTCCCAGAGATAGAAACTGGAGAAGCTCCGTCAATTGTGACAGAACTATTATCGCTCGTAAGAGTAAGGGGGTTTTGTGCAGTTACATTATTTAAAAGTGTTGAGCCTTCTGGTTGAGCGATAAAAAACTCAGTTTTGAATAGTTGATTAAAATCCTCTCGTTCAGTAGTAATCTCAACTACCCCATCAGTTCTTATACTACCATCATAAGCTCTTACAGCACGAGTTGAAAAATTAAACTCTGGGGTAGGAGGAGTTGAAAGAGTTGATATAATGTCTGTGTAAGGAGTTGGAGTATAATCAATAAAAGTATCTGAATCAACATAGATATTAGAAATATACTCTATAGCACCAATTGTAATTCTTTCTTTATCTGGATCGCGAGATATATCTGTTAGTTTAAATAATTTACCTGCTTTGTTAGTATAGAAATCTCCAGGATTTTGCCACTCGCCAATTGACCATAAATCGCCTTTTGTAGGTACATTGTTTGCTGTAAAAGTAGTATAAGAGTCAATAGCTTTAGTAATAGGGTTAAATCTACCAACTACTGACACATTAGCTAAGTCAAACCCTGTTGATACATTATCCGTCGAAGTAAGAGTAAAAGCAGCATTATCAATTATATATAAATCAATTCTATCATTATTAAGAGAAATAATACGAAGAGCTAATGGGTCTGAATTTGCAGTAAAAGTAGTAGAAGCAAGAGTAGGCTCAGTAAAATGTTCTAGTAAAACATTAGCTGAATCTGCATCAGTTGACGCATTAGCGTGAATTTTACCACCATACCCAAAATTAATACCTGTCATATTTTGAGAAACAGATATTAAGTCACCTGGTGACAAAGAAAGAGCCTCAGTAGAAGTAACAAAGTTTATAGTTCTTCTTTGATATCTTGAAGCAGCTATTTGATATTGGGCAAATCGTAATGCTTGGCTACGCCGAGTAACTGAGGGTAAATCAATGCTGGCAATATTTTCAATCGTACTTCTATCGTTACCGTCATTCGCATCTACTGTATCAATTCTGACAGTTTCTCGTTTGTAGTGGTTTGTAGGCTCTAAATAACTTACATCAGCTCCAGTAATAATTTCACTTTCTTTTGTTCCACTAATTTGAAATGAACCAGCTTCGATATTAGTCTCATTAAAGATCATTACAGGATATTCATCAGGCATATCAATTGCTAAAGATAATTTACCTAATGAGTATACAAGCGCACCCCTAAAAGATGCAGCAATAGTATTAAGCATGTCCATTGCTTGTTCTTGGTCTGATATAGTAATATCACACATAAATCTACGTTCTTGTACCACAGTCCCAGATGGAACACCTACCAGAGTTTCACGAACTGAAGTAAATTTATCACGTGGTTTGTGTCTAAAAGATCCGTCAGCTTGCCCACTAACTCCCTGAAACTCACCAGTAATTACATCACAAGCATCGCAATATTGTGCTACTTGATAAAACTTATATTTATCAATGTTTTCTTCAGGAACCCCTAACCCATATGTCTTATTAGTTAAAATATCATAAATGACCCAAACAGGATTTTGAGTCCAAGAGTAGACAAATGTACCATCCCAAGTACCTACATATAGTTGAGGGTTTGCATCAGTTAAAACAGTGCCTGTGCCAGACTTTTGTAGTCTATAACCATTAGTTGTATAGCCGTTATCACCAGTTTCTTCAAGTTCTAACTCTCTCCAATCTATTTCTCCATTAGATAAAATAGGCTGATTATAGTTAGAGGGAACTTTAACGATAAGACCTTTTACCATTGAAGTAAAGTTTGGGATGCCTCCTTTGTGCTCGTTAGTAGCTTTAAGAGCATAACCAATATGAGCAGTACGAGGATAGGCTTGAGGAGAGTTTTCAATTTCAAACCAACCAAAGGCTTGAATATTTTCATTTATAAGAGAAGATTCAGTGTCATTAGAGGTTTTTTCGATAGTAAACTTGTATCCGTTAGTAGATTTTGAGCCTTCAGGAATGTTTACACGAACAGTAAACTTAAAAGGCACGTTAGTTTTACCATCTATAGTTTTACTGATAGAAGCAATCTCAGTGGTTCCGATACGATCAAAAATAGTAATTTTAATAGACACTTGATGACCATGAATATTACCGTCATCATCAGTTCTTGTTAATCCTTGTAAAATAAAACCAAACTTTAATGAATCCCAATCATTAGCACTGGTATCTTGAAGTGTAACCTTTGCAGCAGGTATACCATCAACATTACCTTTTTTAAGATTGATTGGAGATTTAAAGTTTTGAGGAGCTGTTATTGTCTCACCAAACACTCTAAGTGGAGCTTGAGTGGTAGTGCCTGTATTAGTTAATGTTTTAAACTGTTCAGTGTCTTCAGAACCATCACCATCAAGAAGAATCAGGTCATCAATTGCCCCGTCTTGAATCTCAATATCTTGTGGACCATTTGGGTTGATACGATAAACAGGTCCTTCACCTAACCCAACAGTTACGAAAAGAATATCAGTAGAAAAAAGTGTATTAGGATCTTCAGAGATGCCTCCACCACCACCGCCTTTACCACCACCAAAAGCGCCAGTAATACGCGGTACCATTTGTCCATTATAGTTTACGTATGTTTTAGATAAACTAGTCAAATTTATCTCCTACACTGATAATATCAGACTTACCATGAATCTCTGCATCAAGATACCCACTTAACATTTGTCCACCTACTCTCATGTGTCCATAAACAAGAGGTATTGGAGTTCCAGAAGTTGTAGAGTTTGCTAATGACCCAAACATGTTGTTATCACGTGTTGATGAATCTCGTTCTGTTGTTTTTGGTTTTGGGGCAAAAAGACGAGAAAGAATGCTCATTGCAATGTTACCAACCATTCGCATAGCCATCGAATTCAAGCCACCTGCTATACCAGCACTACTACTACTACCTAAAGCGCCACGAGCTGCTAAGTCTCCTGTAGCACCTCCCATCCCTAAACTTGCAGATGTACCACCTGCAGTAGCTGCTGCACCAGGATTTACTAATCCTTGGATTGTAGCTCCCATACCACCTGTATAAGCTATTAAAAAAGCACCCATTGCAAGCATTAAGAACATCCCCATACGTTTTCCACCACCGCCTGTAATAGCTGGAACAAGATAGACTACGTCTCCGTCTTTAAGTCGTTTAATAAAAAGTGCTTCATCATCAATAATATTAAGATCTTGATCTAAAAAACAAAAAGACTCTTCAGCTTCTTGGGTTTCAATTTGAAGCATATAGTTTCTAAATCTAGGATGCATTGAGGATAAATAAGGAACAAAATCTGCATAAGTATTTGCATCAACTTGATATTCAAGCTGGTCAAAATGATTACAAAAAGCAGAATGTACTTTAAGGGTTGCTAACAAGATGTTCTTCCTTGAACTCATCAAATTTTAGTGCATCGACACCATCTTCTACCCAGTATATGTAAAATTTATTATTGAAGCCAACTAAAAATTTATATTGTTGAAAAGCAGCACTAACTTTATCTTCTTTACTTGGTATAGGTTGTTCTGCACCTGGATGGGAATGAAAAATACCCCAAATATTACCGTCATGTCTTACTAAGTCAGCTGGATCTAAGAAGAAAGTAATTTTTGGGTGTTGACTAATATTTTTACAAGGAACGTATTCAAAATCTTTTGTTATAATGCCAACAGCTTCACGTGGATAGTCTCGCATAGCATGAGCATTCATTGCTTCAGTTAACTTTGTAAATCTTTCCATCTATATATCCCTGTTGTATATTCTTTAAAAGGTCCTCTGTAAGGCCAAATACCGCTTGTGCGATGAAGCATTGTTTGTAGTATTTTACCATCTCCTACATATAAAGCACAATGGTTTGTAACATTCGTAGAACCCATACTCATTAATATTACATCAAAAGGTTTAGGTTCTTTTACTTTAATCCATTTAAAGTCGTCTCTATCAAGTCGAGCAGCATTTTCCATGAACTGATCATGAGTTTTTTGATACCAATCTTCATCTACAATGTTACAAAAGTCTGCTGTAGTAAGAGGTATAGTAATGTTAAGCTCTTTTTCAAATGCTAATCGACAAAGGTTAAAACAGTCTATACCAGTTTCTGGATCTGTACCTAAATGTCTATAAGGAAAGTTTATATATGAATCATACCAATTTTTCATGGCGATAAAAGGAATGTATCCGCTCTACCCAGTATTGAGATAAAGTTTCAACACGTGAGACTCCCCCCTCCTCTATGTGAAGCATTTGTGTTGGTGCTAAAAATAAAGCAAAATGTGTTACTAAATTTGACTTAGCTGACTTAAATGCTATTACATCATAGTTTTTTGCTTCTGTCAATTTTACTTTTACAGCACACTTTGAAGCCCATCCGTCAACATGATCAGTTGTAAAA